AAAGTTTTTTGGTAAGCCAGATGAATTGACTGCTAATAGAGCGGTATGGTATGACGTTGATGGTTTCAAAAGAGTTGAAGTTCTAGATGAGTTTATTCTACACTCTTCACCTGTTCCACACTATGATTATGTCTATTCTTATGTTGATCTAAAAGTTCCGCATGAATTGTCAAACGCACTTGCTGACAGTAGCGAAAGTATATTGCTTGATCATCTTAAAGGTGAAGTTGGAGCAAGATGTGCCAGTCTAAGCGCAAATGCTGTTACGATACAGTATGTCTTGGATGTGGTTGAAGGTAATGTTAAGCCAAGCAAAGAAGAATATGAAAAGCGCATCAAGTCAATGAAGGCTATGTTTAAAAGAGGCGAAAGATATGAACTTGACTGGTGGCCAGATGTGACGGGTGATACCGATCCAAAAAATCCATATTACAAGTGAGTCAATCAAATGAAAACCTTTAGAGAGTTTATGTTAGAACAAGCAGAACATCCTGGTGGAGTAGAAGCCACTGCTGGTGTTGGATTTGGACTAGGAAAAGAACAACAAAGATATAGATTTAAAGTTTCTAATTTAATAAAACACGCACAGAATAAAAAAACAAAAGCTTTGAAAGTTGGTTCTCTAGCAAAGAGAACATTAGGAAATCGTGAAGGTGAATCAAAAGAAAGTGAAACAAAAAGAGTTCAAAATGCCAGTCTAGAACATCCTATTATTACAACTCGTCATCCTGTTCACGGTCATGTTGTTTTAGATGGAACTCATAGACTACAAAAAGCAAGAGACGCAGGACATGAAACCATTCAAGCAAGAAATATTCCATGGCGCGAAATGAAAAGATATAGAATAAAAGAATGAAAACATTCAAGCAATATATCAGAGAGCAAAAAGAAAGTGCTGCACCTCAAGGAGTAATCTTCAAAGGTAATAAAGTTGCCTTTGTCGGCGAAGAGCATGGCACTCCAATAAAATTGAGTCCTGATATTCTGCAAAGAGTTCAAGATATCGGTAAGAAATATGGTTATTGGTATGAAGGCAGTGGCGGCGGTGCAGACAATAACAAGAAAATTTTTGGTGATAGAAGCAACTATGAAGGATCTTGGGACGATAAGTTTAGAGAAGACGTTGACGGTTATCCTATAGAGTTCATTTATACATTATTTTCCAATCCAGAAGTTAATGGTCAAAAAGAAAATTTGATTGATCCAAAACTTTCCATCTTTGACAGCATTCTAAAGAATCAAAAGAAGTTCTCTTTCTTCAAAGACAGAGAATATAGTTCAGCGCAGTTAAAAGAGTTTTTGACCAAAGCAAGTGAATCGGACACAAACTTTATGGAACTAAGCAAACAACCAGCAACAAAAGAGAATGCATCATCTTTTATCGACAAAGGTGATAAGCTAATGTGGCCAAAGAATTGGGAAGAATATCCAAACAATGCTGGTAAACTTGCGAAAAAAGCAAATGATATGAGAGACAAGTTTCTTCTAAGCAGAACGGAAGGTGTATATTTTGCTGGTTCAGGACACTTAAAAAATCTTATCACTCTTGATAGTTCTTTGAAGATGATTGGTGGAGAAAAGATTGAATAAAGGTTACAATAATAACCCAAACTTACCCAAAGAAGATTACAAGCACGCCTTCACTCAGCATGAAATAGATGAGTTCATAAAGTGTGCTAATGATCCTGTGTACTTTGCCTGCACATATATGCGTATCATCAACGTGGATCATGGTCTAATGCCATTCGACATGTGGGACTTTCAGAAAGAAATGCTCACAACTTTCCATGAAAATCGATTTTCTATCTGTAAGTTGCCGCGTCAGGTAGGTAAGACTACCACATCTGTTGCATATTTGCTACACTACATTCTATTCAATCAAAACGTCAATATAGCAATTCTGGCTAACAAATCTTCTACTGCCCGCGAAATCATGGGTCGTCTACAGTTAGCCTTTGAATACTTGCCGCGCTTTCTACAGCAAGGCGTCAAAGAATGGAACAAAGGTTCGATTGAATTAGCCAACGGGTCCAGAGCGGTGGCAGACTCCACATCTGGTTCATCTGTTCGTGGTCGGTCATTCAACATAATCTTCCTTGACGAGTTTGCGTTCGTTCCAAACAACATTGCCGAACAGTTCTTCATGTCTACCTATCCTACGATTTCTTCTGGTCAGACAACAAAGGTTATTATTGTTTCTACACCAAACGGTCTAAATCTGTTCTATCGTATGTGGGAAGATGCTATCAAGCACAAGAGCGAATACAAACCAATCGAAATCCACTGGAGCATGGTGCCAGGTAGAACCGAAGAGTGGAAAGAACAGACTATTCGTAACACCTCAGCCGACCAGTTCCGTCAAGAGTTTGAATGTGAGTTTATCGGTTCTACAAACACACTTATTCATCCAGTCAAGTTGCGTTCTCTGGTCTGGCATGTTCCTGTAGACATAGAAGGCAGTCTCAGAATTTATAAGAAGCCTGAACCAGGCAGAACTTACTGTATGACAGTAGACGTAGCCGAAGGTCAGGGACTAGACTATTCTACGTTCTCTATCATAGATGTGACTGAGATACCATATCGTCAGGTAGCTACTTTCAGAGACAACAAGATATCGCCGATGTTATTTCCTACCAAGATAGTGCAGGCAGCTAAGGCATATAACGAAGCCTTTATTTTGGTTGAAATCAACTCCATCGGCCTTCAAGTTTCAGATATTATTCATAACGACTTTGCATATGAAAATTTAATCAAGGTTGAAATGAAAGGTAAACAGGGCCAGCAACAGTCTCCTGGATTCAAAAAGAAGATTGCCTTTGGTCTAAAAACGTCTAAGCAGACCAAAATGATAGGTTGTACCAATCTTAAAACTCTGGTTGAGAGCGACAAACTTATCATAAACGACGAACAGACTATTACAGAGTTAATAACCTTCTCAGCCGATAAACAGACTTTCAAGGCTGAAGAAGGAAATAATGACGATTTGGCTATGACTCTGGTGCATTTTGGCTGGTTGACAAGCCAGCGATACTTCAAAGAGAATATACAGAATGATATCAGACAAACTCTCCAGAAAGAACTGTTTGATGTGATGGATCAAGATATGGTGCCTTTTGGTATAATATCTGGATATCAAGGCCAAGAAGACAGTTTTTATGAAATAGACAACAATGGAGACTTATGGTTCGATGAAAGAAGCAAAAGGTATCCGTTTGATGACTTGAATATTCGTGGAAAACTATAAAAATCTAAATAATTAACAAGAATAAAATAGTCACCATTCTACTATTATAAGGAGAAAAGATATGGCATTTCAACTATCTCCAGGCGTAAATGTCTCAGAGATTGACCTGACAACCGTAGTACCAGCAGTTGGAACAACTGAGGGTGCGTTTGTCGGCGATTTTACTTGGGGTCCTGTCAATGAGATTCGCACTATTTCTAGCGAAGTTGAGTTGGTAAACACATTTGGTAAGCCAAATAGTGATAATTTTACCGACTTTTTCACAGCAGCAAACTTTCTATCCTATGCTCGTAACTTAAAGGTTGTCAGAGCAACAGGCACATCTTCACGAAACGCTACATCTAATGGTACAAGTTTGTTAATCGAAAACGAACTTGATTATCTAGAGAATCATTCAGATGGCGCAAACACATATGGCACATGGGCTGCTAAGTATCCAGGCACACTAGGAAACTCATTAAAAGTTTCTCTATTTGCAGGTTCTGGTAATACAACAGCATTCGGCTCTTGGCCATATAATGGATACTTCGATTCTGTACCAGGTACATCAACATACGCCACAAACAGTGGCGCATTAAACGATGAAATGCACATTGCAGTTATCGATTCGACTGGTGCAATCAGCGGTACAGCAAACACAGTTATCGAAAGATTTGCCTTTGTTTCAGCAGCTTCGGATGCAAAGCTTGAAGACGGCACATCAAACTACTATAAGGAAGTAATTAACAATCGTTCAAGATATGTATGGTGGCTAGCTCATCCAGATGGTGGTCTTGGTATGACACTATCTAGCAATAACTGGGGCGCGGTAGCTAATACCGGTAGAGTATACGGTTCTTCAAATACTGCTTACACTAAGTCTTTGGCTGATGGTGTACTATCTGGTGCAGCAACATCTGATATCACAGCAGGATATGATAAGTTCAAAAACTCAGACGAAGTTGATATTTCTCTAGTTATGACATCTGATCACCCATCAGCGGTGGTACAACACGTTATTGACAACGTTGTTGAATATCGTAAAGATTCTGTGGCCTTTGTTTCACCAAGCAGAGAAAACGTTATTGACAACATTGGCGATGAAATGACAGATGCCATTGCTTATAAGAATACCACAATTAACAGATCAACATCTTATGCTGTAATGGATTGTAACTGGAAGTATCAGTTCGACAAGTACAATGACACCTATCGTTGGGTTCCATTAAACGGTGATATCGCCGGTCTATGCGTAAGAACAGATTTTGAGCGTGATGCTTGGTTCTCACCAGCAGGTTTCAATCGCGGTCAGATCAGAAACGTTGTTCGTCTTGCTTGGAATCCAGACAAGACAGATCGTGACGAACTATACAAAGCTGGTATTAACCCAGTCGTATCTTTCGCAGGCGAAGGAACAATTCTATATGGCGATAAGACAATGTTGGCCAAGCCATCGGCATTTGACCGCATTAACGTTCGCCGTCTATTCATCGTACTTGAGAAGGCTATCGCAAGAGCAGCTAAGTTCTCACTATTTGAATTTAACGATGCATTTACACGCGCACAGTTTGTATCTCTCGTTGAACCATTCTTGAGAGACGTTCAAGGTCGTCGCGGTATCTTTGATTTCCGCGTAGTATGCGATGAAACAAATAATACTCCAGAAGTTATTGACCGAAACGAATTTATTGGCGATATCTATATCAAGCCAGCACGTTCAATCAACTTTATCCAGCTTAACTTCGTGGCCGTAAGAACTGGCGTAAGCTTCGATGAAGTTGTAGGTAGATTCTAATAACAAATGAAAAGGGTGGAATAAATCCACCCTTTTCTCAAAAAATTCAATAAATAGAAAGAATAATCAGGAGTAAAATAGATGTCTTTTAATATTAATCAGTTTAGGTCAGCAATGGCTTTGGATGGTGCTCGTCCAAATCTATTTGAATGCCGTATGAACTTTCCTGAAATCGTTAGAGCTGGCGCAAACAGAGCAAACGCTGATGGTCTTGGCATCTCTCAGCAGTTTACATTTTTCTGCCGCGCAGCACAGTTGCCTGGTTCTACAGTAAATGCTATTCCAGTTCCTTACTTTGGTCGTGAACTAAAGTTTGCTGGTAATAGAACATTCACTGAATGGACAGTTACAATTATCAACGACGAAGATTTCAAAATCCGTAATGCTATGGAATTATGGATGAACGGTTTAAATTCTCATAGAGGCAATTTAAGAAGTCCAGCTTTTGCAGGTCCAAGAGATTACCAGAAAAATGGTCACGTAATACAGTATGGAAAGTCCGGAGAAGCTTTGAAGTCATATAGCTTCATCGGTATGTTCCCAATAGACGTTACACCAATCGAACTAGATTGGGGAGCAAACGATACAATTGAAGAATATGCAGTCACATTCGCATATCAGTGGTGGGAATCTACAGTTGGTGATTCAAACGGAACCGGCCTTTCTCCGCCGACTCGTAACGTAGCTATTGTTTAAAACTTAGCATATATATTAGGGGACAAAAATCCCCTAATATAATGTTTTTTTGGAGAAAAATTCTGTGGCCATAAAACTATTTGGTTTTGAAATCAACCGTAAAAAGTCTGAGCAAGAAGATGAACGTAACAAAACGTTTACCTTACCTCAGAACGATGACGGTGCCGTAACTATTCAATCAGGTGCTTACTATGGCACCTATGTCGATTTGGACGGTGTAGTCCGCAATGAAATCGAACTTATCACCAGATATAGAGAAATGGCAATGCAACCTGAAATTGAAGGCGCAATCGATGATATTGTCAATGAAGCTATCGTAAA